TACTATGGATATACTAATTATCATATACACACATACTGATTATAAAGATGTTATGTCAATTGCTTTAAAAAGACATTCGAAATATTCATCTCATTTCGAAAAAGTAGTTTTTTCGAATGAAATAAATTCAAATTATCATACAATTTTATATAATGAGTGTGAAGCATATTCAACACGTTTATATAATTGTCTTACAAAATTAGATTCTGGAATAGAATATATAATTTTAAATCATGATTGGGTCATCTTATATGATTATATTAATAAAGAAAAAATACATAATATTACAAAAATAATGAAAGAAAATGATATAATTCAGGTACGATTATGGTATAATGGAATTATACCACAAAATACATATCAACGTAGTACATATACAAATAAATATATTGAAGAAAATTATATATATGATATTCCAAAAGAAGGCGCTTACCAATTTACAGTACAACCAACTATATGGCATCTAGAAACATTAAAATTAATTTTACTAAATCATTTAAATTTAGAATATAGAACAATGGAATTGGAATTTTACAATTATATGTTAGCTTTTCGTAACTCTTTTTATTATGATAACGAACAAAGATTTACAGAAAACGGCTTTTATAAATCTTCAATATATCCACATATACATGCAACATCAAGTGGTAAATGGATTATATCATGTTATCTTCCATATAGTGAGGAAATGATAAATGAATTTAAAATTGATACTTCACATAGAGGTATTATCTAATATTTCATGTTAAAATAGAATTTATTATAATTAGCTCTCATATATATAGATTAATATGCCAACAACAACAGTAAATGACCTTACATTTATACATATTCCTAAAACTGGTGGTTCGTCGATTACAAATTGGCTAAGAAATAATAATCTTGATAAAATTAAACGTCCTCATTGGAGTGATTGGAAATTTATGCATCAAAGTGCACCAATGATTCCAAAAATTGGTACAAAAACTTTTGCAGTTATTCGTAATCCATGGGACCGTACAGTGAGCTTATGGGCATTTTGGAAAGATATGCTATCAAATAATAATACGCCAAATGCAACAATTTCATTTGAAGATTTTGTAAAACAAATGCCAACATTAAAATTTGCACCAAATGCATGGTTTACACTTGACTTACCACAAAAAACATGGATACCAAATGGTGTAACCTATTTAATACGTTTTGAAAATTTAACAGAAGATTTTAAACAAATACAAAGGTATTTAGAATGTACATACCCATTACCACATCTTAATAAAAGCGACCATTCTGCAGATTATCATACATATTACACTCCTGAAACTCAAGCTCTTGTAGCCACAATGTTTAAAGACGATATTGATACTTGGGGATACACTTTTTAATTGGATTGAAACAAATTTGCATATATAATTGGTTTCGCTTCACTTAATATTTTATTAAAGTCTTCAATATGTTCTTCATTGGAAGCTTGAAAATGTGTGCCTAATCCATAGTGTTTATTTATATCAGATAATCTATTTCGAGCTAATTCTATTCTATTTAAATAATATTTCAATGAAAGTCTTTTATAATGTAATAATTTAATTTGATTTGCATAAATACTTATTTTTTCACCAGTTGGTGTACACGTATGACACCCTGGATTATAATTAATCTCATTAATATATTTTGGCATAAAAAGAGACATTTTATCATACCATATTGACCGTGTACCAAGTATAGTATTTGGAATATCAAGTATAGTATTTATCATATTATAGCCTACAGTATTAACAAGAGTATAGCCCTCTTCTGTTATATTTTCTAATTCATTTTCATTAATATTTACAAATTCATCACAATCTACAATAAATATCCAATCTGCTGTAGATTCTTTCCAACAATTATTTTTAATTCGTAAATATTCAAGATCATTTAATGTATTATTTGTCGAATATGTATATATTTTACAACCAGCCTCTTTTGCGATTTGTATTGTATTATCACTTGATTCATTATCATATACCGTAATATTTACTTGATAGTTTGGAAACCGGCTTTTATAAAATTCTATAAAATAGGGTAATAAAATTTCTTCATTCCATGTAATTGTATATATATCAATTTTCATTTCATTAAATGTATACTTATGTCTTTATATTATAAACTAGAATTACCTATAAACTAATAGTATATAAAATAGTAAGAAGGGTAACCCATCCTATTCCCCACATCATATCGCGTATGATAATTGTACTTCCATAATTTGTATACATTGCATGACTGGTTAAATTAAATGTACCTATAACTGCAAGTCCATTTATAAAACCTGCAAGAGCACCTGCTTTCCATCTAGCCATTCCATTTTTTATGAATTTTTCAACAGCGGCAGTTGTTAAAAAATACCATCCTAATGCCATACATGTCCATGCAGCAACTGCCGCGATAATACGTGAACCGCCCATTGGCATTGGAGTCCCTTGGATATTTGTTACAGCTAGATCATATACTCCTTTACTTAAATATACATATATCAAATCAGTAACTATATAAATTACGGCAAATAGTAGTCGTTTGTTCATTTCTATAAAGGAACAAGATAGTATTTATTTATTCAAAATATTGCGATTTCTTAAAAAAGACAGAATTGTTACATTTCCATTTTCATACGCAAGTTGTCTATAAATATCACTAAAATTCACACCCATTATAAGTAAAAATATACAATAACTACAAAATATACCACTGTTTATCAAAATATCACGGTCAGTAAATTTTAATGGAATAAATAAAAATGGTGTCGTATGAATTACACATTGTATAAATATATACGTAGTATTCATTGGAACATGTATCAACCGTTTCCATATATAAAAGCCTATCATTCCAATACATATGAATATAACTGAGGGCATTGCAGAAAATGAAATTCTTTGAGTGATTTGTAATACAACTAATATAAGTGTCCAATAAGAATATAAATAATACCAACTTATTGAAGGTACTTTAATCATATTGTGCGACATTATGATCTTAAACTAATTATAGTAAATATACTTATTTTTGGTTATGCCATCCGGTTGGTAATAGTGAATCAAATGTATGATAAGAATATGCATCTGAATTATTTTTATTTAGTACAATAATATCTTGATTAATCATTAAAATAGTTGGATCATTATAAAATTGAAAGCATTGTGTAAATAGTATTGGACCAGTCAGAAGACAAACTCTTATTTTAGTATCAAATTGTGTATAATCAAATGAATATGTTCGTACTTCCTGTAAACACTCGATAAGATATTTTAAAAATCGACTCCTTGCTGGGAAACCAAAAAATCCACTACATACATCATTATATGGTTCACCTGTATAACAAACAAATGCTTTTTCGAAAATACTATCATATGCTTTTACAGAAATAGCATCTACATCACTACATATACCACCTTCTTGATATATAATTTCGTATTTTAAAATATCTGCTTTAGAACTCCAATTTGTTTCAATATCATAAATTTCTTTATTTATAAATTTTTCAGCTGGGAAATCAGTTCGTATATCTTGAATAATTATATCTTGAATGGGTGGTGTTTCATGGTCAACCCATAACTTAAATGAATATCCATTCTTTTTATTTGTAGCTACAAATGTTTGCATATTTACAACATATTTATATGGTAATGGTGAACCAATCCATATAAAATGGATAACTTTTGGAATTAGTTCATTTAATTCTGGTACATCATAAGATGTTTTAAATTTTTCAAAACGTGGAATTCCACGTCGTCCATTTAAAGAATCATATACTCCTGGTACATTAATACGTGTACAGTATTTGTCGCCTATATATAATTGTCTAATTGTTGTCATTGTTATAATGGTTTAAAGAGCATATTAGAAATATTCTTAAACCAATATGAGTAAAAAACATATTATTCATATATGCTCAGATAATAAAGGTGGCACTGAAAAATATGTTACGGATTTAATACATTTATATAACACATATGAACATCATGTATATCATTCAATACCATTTACAATAGCAAATATAGATATTCAAGATATTATTTTAATTCACATTCATGCAACATTTTTTGCATCAAATATTGAATGGAATATCTTACATATTATTGATGAATTTAAAAAGACACTTGGACAATCAATTCTAATATATCTTACAATACATGATTATCAATGGCTTTTTAATTCAGTGCCAATACATACTATTCAAGATAAAGATAAATGGAAAGAATTTTATACTACGCACACAGCGAAACACAGTACTCTTTTATTTGAAAAGGTTTCAAAAATATTTATGCCTGAGATAAGTGTTTATCAATTTTACGATAATTTAATGAAATTCACTATTGAAACACAAAATAAAATACATATAGTACCTCATTGTGATAAATATATACGTCAAGAACAGTATTATATTCCAAAAATTGAGGATCCTAAAATTATCAATATTGCATTTATTGCTCAATTTAATGAATATAAAGGAGCTCGCATTTTTTTAGATTTGATATATAATTTACGTAGCTACAAAGAATATACTATTCACTATCATATTTTTGGAAAACATACACCGAGTGACCATGATGATAATTTAAAACAATTTGTACATTTTCATGGAAGATATTCAGATGAAAATATTATACAACATTTGTATGATTATCGCATTCATATACAAACATCACTTTCAATATTTGAAGAAACATATTGTTATTCTTTAACAAATCTTATTAACAGTGGTTTACCAATAATATATTTTAATCAAGGAGCTCTTAAAACACGTCTTAATTCAAAATATCCTCGTATGTTTCCATTTGAAAGTATTTCTTCAATGCAAATAGTATATAATACTGTATTTAATGCTATCGATTATGTTATTGTTAATCAGGGAAGATATGATTTAATTAAAATTTCTCAAGAAATTCTATTAAATGAAGAATATAAACAATTATATTTACCAGTATAGGAACCATGTCTTCATTTACTGGAGGTAAATCTACACCATCAGATCTTATATTATATAATAAAATCAAAGAACGTGTTAAACTACGTGTAGACCGTTGGCCAAGTGCATATGCATCTGGACAAGTTGTTCAAGAATATAAAGCTGCAATGAAAAAAAAAGGTAAGGCCCCATATACAAGTGCAAAACCAAAAGAAACAAAAAAAACTCCCCTTGGCAGATGGTATGCTGAAAAATGGGTTGATATTAAAACTGGTAAACCGTGTGGTTCTGTAAAAACACACGGTTATTATCCAACATGCCGTCCAGCAAAACGCATTACTTCAAAAACACCAACAACCGCAAAAGAACTTACTCCTTCACAAAAAGCTGCGATGGTTAAGCAAAAACAAGAATCTAAAAAGAAAACGGTACATTATTCACAAACACATAAAAATAAAAAATAAAGGCATTTAAAAAATGCACATATATATATATAAGTATACTAAAAATGTATCAAAGTAGAATATCAAATGGTAAAAAACGTACAAATCGTCATGAAAAGCATAGAGCACTTGAAGGTGTAGAAGAAGGACAAGGTTATGCAATTGTTCAAGACCTCATCGGTAATGGAAGATTACGTGCATTATGCAGCGATAACGTAGTGCGCCTTGCAAAAATTAGAGGATCATTACGTAAAACATCACATAAAATTATAATTGAAAAAAATGATCTCATATTAATCAGTTTTCGCGATTTTGAACCAGATAAAGTGGATGTTCTTCATAAATATTCTTATGATGAAGCCAATCAAATAATGAATGCATTTGAAATGCCCGATTGTATAAAACGAGCATGGAATATGACAGATAACTATAATAATACCAAAGAAGATGGCGATCATGTTACTTTTGTAGATGATGGTATAAGTTCAGATGATGGCGGCAAAGATACTAGGTCAATGTATCCTGAAATGGATGATTCAGACATTGATGAAATTTAATTATACTCTATCAATTAAGTTTGGAACATCTTCTTCATTATCTTCGTCGTTTTCTTTTTTAATATCTACTTCTTCTACTGGATCAAATAGTATTAATTTGCATATTGGGCATGTCTTATTTTCAACAAACCATTTTTCAATACATTCTCCGCAAAATGTATGTTTACAAGCTTTAATTTCACGCATATAAAGTGCTTTATGCATATCTTCTAAACAAATTGGACATCTATCATTTATTGAAGTATCTGTTGTTTTTCTCATTCTTACAATAGCTGGCGCAAGTTCATCCACATTTTTAATACCAACTTTATGATATCCTATTTCATCACACATCGACATTAATTGTTCATATGAAAGTTCATCAAATGGATCATTTGCTTGGTCATATTGAATATTTTGTTGGTCTTCAAATAATCCACCATAAAATGATTGGTCACGAATACCTAATGTTCTAAAAAATTGTGTTATACCAGCAATATTTTGATCATAATTTGTTTCAGCAACTATAGGAAATGCTAAACTAGCCCAGGCTGCTAAAAATGCTTCATGAGTAATATATATATGTGTGAAAAATTCAAAGATTTGAAATTCAGCATTACATACTGGACATTTAATTAACTCAGTGTTTGGTGTTGCCCGTGGTAAATCACCTTCTATTAAATTGTCATTCGTATCATTATTATTATTATTATTCATAAATTCTAATTCTAAATAAATTATACTATGTTTTCTTTAAACCATTGAATTTTGAAATATATATAAAGCTTAGAATAGTTTATAAAATGTTAAATAGCTTTGGTAAGACAATGGCATTATATGAGTATTATTTTAATACACAAACTGAATATCAAAAAAAATATGGAGAAAAAACAATCGTGCTTATTGAAGTGGGGATGTTTTTCGAAATATACAAAGTAGATAATACTGACGAATGTCTAGGTCCAGATATTCATAAAATATGTAGCATTTGCGATTTGCAACTCAGTCGCAAAAATAAGAGTATTTTAGAAAATAGTCGCGCAAATCCAATGATGGCAGGCTTCCCGTCACATGCATTTACAAAACATACACAATTCCTTTTAAATCAACAATATACAATAATTGTTATTCGGCAAGTCACACCGCCTCCAAATCCTAAACGAGAGATAACAGATATTCTTAGTCCAAGTATGCAAATTTCACCGATAACGCCTCTTGGCAATTTTTTGATGGTAAGCTATTGGGATTTTTATACAGATTCGCTTCAAAAACGTCTTCTTACACTTGGACTCGCAGGCTTTGATGTTTCAACAGGTGAGACATGGGTTTATGAAATTGCATCCTCGCCAACTGATGTAAATCGCGCCCTGGATGAACTGATGCGATTTTACCAAATATATCAACCGCGTGAAATAGTCTTTTTAGGAGCAAATCTTCAAGAAAGTGAACGCACAGAAATAGAATCAGTATTAGGTATTCATTATGACCAAACACGTGCATTTCACAGACTCTGGGAGTATAAAAATATACGTGAATTTTCATCAACACGTTATCAAAATGAATTTCTCCGTCGCGCCTACGCCGATCATAAGTCTATGCTGACACCGATAGATTATTTAAATTTGGAAAAATATGATAATGGGCGCATTGCATTTACATATATGATTCAATTTGCCTATGAACATAATCCAACACTTATTCAATATCTTAAAGTACCACAACTTTTTGGTACATCAGGCAGATGTATTTTAGATTATAATAGTGCACTGCAATTACAAATAATTTCAACACAGGCAGGTGAAAGACCACTTATGAGTATTCTTAATCGTTGCGATACTGCATTCGGTGCACGACAATTTCACGAAATTTTGTTACAACCCTACACAAGCGCACCATACATTCAAGAACGGTATGATAAGACTGCACTCATTATTAAAACTGGCATATACAAAGTACTTCATAAAAGTCTCAAAGATGTTCTTGATTTGGAGCGAATGGGTAGACGGATGCTTCTTGGACAATTCTCACCACAAGATTGGGTTTCCTTTGATTCTTCATTGAATGCAATCAACGAACTTTGTGTAAGTGTGAAAGAAATCGGTGATATATATACCTCGCTTGGGTTTGATAGAGTAGCACAACAACTCATAAGTATTTTTAAAGAATATCAAGACAAGTTAGATGTCAAAGAATGTGCCAAATATATTATGACTGATATTAAAGGCAGTGTCTTTCATAAAAATATCTATGAAGATATTGATACATTGGAAGATGAATATCAAGCACACTATCATCAATTAGAAAAGCTAAGTGATATATTTCAAGAATCTTGTCGCGTTGAGCAAAATGACCGCGATGGTTTTTTCCTTGTTATGACTAAAAAACGTTGGGAAACAGTCTATGCAACAAAAAGCAAAGACAATGCCAGTGTAAAAATCACTTCTACAACGCTCTTACAATTAACAGAATTCAAAGCAAAACCGGTGAGTATATCAAGTACAATTGTGCGTATTCATCATCCATGGATAGAGAAGGAGTCAGATATTCTCGTTCGATTATCACACAAAATATCATCACTTGTAAAAGAACGTTATAAAGACTTCCTAGCCAAGTTTTCAGTAGTTACAAAAGATACCTTGCGCGAACTTATAAAATATGTTGCCGATATTGATATTCTTTCAACAAATGCACGTAACGCCGTTGAATTTAACTATATTCGTCCAAATATTATAGCAACTCCTCTGACCACTGGTAGCGCAGCATATCTTAAGGCAACAAAAATTAGACATCCAATTCTTGAGAGAATTTTAAATTCACAAGAATATATACCAAATGATATCAATCTTTCCGCAGATCACTTGGAATCAGGACTCCTTTTATTTGGTATGAATGCATCTGGAAAATCCTCACTAATGAAAGCTATTGGATTGACAATTATTATGGCACAAGCCGGTATGTATGTTTCAGCCAACAGTTTTGAATACAGTCCATATGAATATATATTTACACGTATTTCTGGAGCTGATAATATTTATCGCGGGTGGAGTAGTTTTACAGTTGAAATGATGGAATTACGTAATATTCTCCAACGATGCAATGATAAAAGTCTCGTCCTTGGCGATGAGCTCTGTGCAGGAACAGAATCTATTAGTGCACTGGCAATTGTTACAGCTGGTATTGATGCTCTTATCAAAAAACGAGCTACTTTTGTATTTGCTACACATTTGCATGACCTTGGAAAAATTAAAAGTATCATACAAGCTTCACAAGACAATCACTTACGTGTGGCACATATGCATGTAGAAATTGAAAAATCAAGCGGTAAACTTATTTTCGACAGAGAATTGCGTGAAGGAACTGGTTCTAGTTTATATGGGCTGGAAGTTTGTTATGGTCTCGGTCTTCCTACAGATTTTCTTAAAAAAGCACATGAAGTTCGTAGTGAAATCGAAGAAATATCGCCACTTATACAGTCTATTAAAAAATCACATTATAACACAGGCATTCTTATACAGGAATGTCAAGTCTGTAAAAAAGAAAAGGCTACAGAAGTGCATCATATTAAAGAACAACATACTGCTACAGATGCTGGTTTTATTGAGCATTATCATAAAAATAATGCACATAATCTCGTCCCACTCTGCGAAAGCTGTCATCATTTAACACATTTTGGAATATTAAAAATACATGGGTATAAAAGTACCAGCGATGGTATAGTATTAGATTTTACACACGAAATACCGCCTTCCTCGAAAATTATTAAACATCAACATGAAATAGACACAGATGCAAATTTACAAAAGATGAATGCTGAACGGATACGTGAAGGAGTATATTCATATATGCGATACAACAGAAGCAGTTGGTTTCATAGGAAAACATCACGAAGCAAATGGAAAGTAATTGATGCAGAATATATATTCATTTTACAAGGATATCTTTCAAAAAGCTTTTTAGTTATTCAGATAGATCTTCCGTATGAATTTAAACAACAGAGTTCAGGACAAACAAATAGATTTGATGAAATTATTTTTCATCTGCAAACTATTTTACATGACCCGAATTTATAATAGATACTATACATAAAATACAAGCTATAAATGTTTCTTTTTCCATATGCCAAATATTTTGTAATTTTGGATATAATACTTGATTATAATATGTGTTTTCTATATCTCTATGTAATGTTGTTAGTTTATTTGTAAATATCTCTTCGGTATGTGTATTCATTTCATTATTCCTTATAAATTGAAATATTAATCTATTAATTCCTAATAAAGTATAAAATAATTGCATTCTTTCGAATAAAATTACTTTTATCTTTAAATGATAATAAATAATTTCCTTGGTTATAATATAGCCATTCAAGTATGGATTAAAACAGGCGATGTAGGTGTCGCTACAGTTCATTATACATTATTAGCGATTATGGCAGCTGAAGTAGGAGGTACTGCAAATGATTGGGGATTTGGGGTAAATAACCTTGGTCAGCTTGCATTTGGTGCTGGATCTTCAGAGACTACAATTGCATCTTCATCTTTGGTGAATACCAACCAATGGATTAATGTTGCTGTAACAAGAGAACAGGTATCTGGAACAATTAAATTATATATTAATGGTCAGCTAGATACTACAGGAAATGATAGTACTGCTATTATAAATACAAATCCCACTATATGGATAGGAGATAGTCAAGATACACCAGCATATAGTATGGGAGGATACATTGGAAGAATTTTAGCATATACAGCTGTATTAAGTCCAAGTGATATTCAAAACAATTATGATGTAACCAAAAGTATATACGGATATTAAATTAAGCATAAAATATTTTATGAAGAAAATATTCAATGTATAGTGGTTTACGATATTCTTCTGTTGTAGAACATTGATGGTCTATTTTTGTAGATTCAGTAACTATATATTCTTTTCGTAAATTATCTGTATCTTTGTAAAATAACAGAAGATCTTGACATACATTTAGAAATGAAGCATTGTATATGCTTAATTTCTGAGTTATTTTGCGTATATCTTCCATTGATGGTTTTTCTTTTACTGTTGTTAATAAAAATTCATGAAAATATGGTAATTTGTAGCTACAAAAAGATTCAGTTACATCATCTGGATGATGTTCTTCTAACCAAGATATAAATAATGAATAATAAAAATCATAATTTTGAGCAGCCTTAAGAAGGGGATGATATTTTCGTCCAAGAACTTTGAAACAAACTTCCATTTCATCTGGAGAAAATACAGGACATCGTATTAATAAAAATCTACTTTGTAATGGAGGTTCTATGGCACCTATATGTGCTGTTGTACAAATAAAAAATACATTTTTAGAATATCTTTCAAGAAGAACGCGCAATGCAGTTGATTTTGTTTTATTACTTAATTGTTCTATAGATTTAAGAACAATTATATGTCGATCTTCGTGTATACATGGATGGCTAATAATCTCTTTTATAAATTCTGAAAAACGTTCCATATCTTTTGGTTGATGTGGATAGAGTAAATCTAATTCAAAAAAATAGGGTGTTTCATAATATGTTATGTCTTTATTCCATACATATTTAGATTTTTTAAATGAGCCAAATTTACGTCGCAACATGAGTTCCCATATAAAATCAAATGGAATACCATGACATCCATAAAATAAAATATTTGGATTTTCACTAAAATTTAATTTAGCTAAAGTTTCCAATATTTGTTCATAATAAGGAAGGTGTGGAATACATACTTCAAAATTATTTTTGACTGAATTCCATAATTCATCCATTAAAATATACACAATTTAAAGCTTTAGATATCTTTAAGAATAAGGCATTCTATTGCATAATAATAACAATGACAAATGATCCATATAAAATATTAGATTTACCCTATGGCACACCATTTAATGAAGTTCGTATTAAATATTATAAAATTGCACGTCTTCATCATCCAGATAAATTTACTGGAACAGATGAAGAAAAAACCACTAACGAAGACTATTTTAAAAAAGTTACTGTTGCATACCGTCGCATTGAATTAAGTGACCAAAATGGAATTCCAATAGATGTAAATGCAGATAATGATACTGATGGACTATTTAGTACATTTAGCAAATTTTCAAAAGATGATTGGCGAAGTGTTTGGTCATCTGTTGATTCTTTCTTTAGTCGACCAGAAATATGGGATTCTATGAAAAATATCTTTATAGAAAAATTTAAAGATATCGCTACAAAAAATATTCAACGAACTCATCGTGTAAAAGTCCCATTAAAATATGAGGATGTTCATAATGAAAAAATGAAAAAATTACGACTTTTTCTGCACGGTATAGAAGACCCTGTTTTTATACAAGTAAATGCTGCTAATTTTCCTCATAGTCTTGTAAAATATACTTGTATCACTATTAATGGTCGTGATGTAGAATTAGAAATAATGCTTGATTTTGAACTTATAGAACATTCGATATATAGATATGATAACCTTTTTGGTACAGATGATCTTATAACAAAGGTTGATATTAATTTAGCTGAATATATTCTTGGTAAAAAATATATGATCCCTTTCTTGGATGGTACAGAAATCGCAATAAATATTCCATCATTTAATAATATTGAACATTCAATTATTATCGAATCAAAAGGTTTACATAAAAACAAAGGAAATTTGTTTGTATTTTTAAATATAAATCTACCAGATAAAAACGTATGGGATAATCAAAATGTTGCTTTTAAAGAAAAATTATTGAAATATTTAAATATATTATATATAAAAAATTAAACGCACTTTTTATATATTTCACAGCAGTTATCGTCTGCGAAATATGAAAAGTATTTAAGGATAAGCGTAGTAATATGTACATCACAATAAGTCACGATGCCTCCCGCCAAGAAGACAGTTTCTGCCCCCGTCGCTGAAGTTCCAGTGGAAGTTTCCGCTCCAGTGAAAGCAAAAAAGGTAACTGTTGCAGTACCTGAAGTTGTTGCGGTTCCAGTTGTCGAGGAACCAGTTCAAGTTTCTACATTCGATGAGCTTGTCAGTAAGATCAACTCTTTTGCATCTACCCTGAAGGAGACTCAAACTCTTCTCAAGGTTCTTTCTAAAGAGTATGACCGCATGAAGAAGACTGTTGAAAAGACTGAGCGTAAACGTGCTAACGCTCGCACAAACCCCAACGGTTTCGCGAAGCCCGCCAAGATTACCGATGAAATGCACGATTTCCTCGGTGTTCCCAAGGGTACCGAGATTTCTCGCACTGATGTAACTCGTCGTGTGAACGCTTACATCAAGGAGCACAATCTCTATAACCCTACCAACAAGCGCATCATTCTTCCTGATGCTAAACTGCGCAAAATTCTTGGTGCTACTCCTGATCAAGAAGTCACCTTCTTCAATCTGCAACGTTTCCTGTCTGCATCTTTCGTTAAGAAAACTGCTTAAATAAATATATAGTGTTTTATTTTTTTTCAATTATATGGATAGCAAGAATGCCAAGAAGAAAAAATAATAAAGGTGGTGCAGAAGAGCAACCATATCAAATTCCAGAACCTACAGTATTATCTGTACCAAATCAAGAACAAGACGCATTAAATAATATACCTTCCAAACAATTAGAATATTTATCTAATAAAGAAAAATTAGCATTACCGTTACCAATACAGCGTTCACCTGAAATTTTTTTACCACAAAAAGAATCAACTCCAGTGTTTACAGAAAGTTCAACATTTAAAAGTCAACCAATAAAATCACCTATAAATTCAAAAATGCTATTTTATGTAGCATGTGGAGTATCATTCATATCATTCATTTTATTAATAGTTGGCTTATATGTACTTTTACGACCACCAAAATTTAAAAAAGAAATTGAAGCTATTATAACTGCAGCATCTTGTAATGCTGGAATCTGTTCAATAAATATTTCATATACTGTCAATAATACATTTTATGTGCAAAATAATATAAGTGTTCATAGATTATATTCACCAGGACAATCTATTTTAATAGATTATGATGAGAATAATCCAAAATCATTTATTTTAACTCCACCACAATGGGTACGCCCATTTATAGGTGGCGGAGTATCTTTATTAGCAATTGTCATATTTGTTTCAATATGGTGGTATTATTCAATGCGTATATAAAATTATTTTTTTGTTCTTTTTGCACGATGTATTACACGATGTGGGATTGGTTTTATTATTACTTGGTCTATTTCCATAGATTTAACAGATGATGATTTCTTTTTTGATTTAGGTGAAGGACTATCAATAGACATTGACTTAAGTGTACTATTGCTTGAACGTCCACCACGTGGAGTTCTTTGTTGCGCTATTAATAATGGATGTATTGTAGCAGTTTCTCTCTTTGCAAAATATGCTAAATTATGTTCACTTTGCATTAATTCTACATAGTCTTGTGTAAATTGACGAGTATTATTAATAAGTGTTACTGTTGCTGAACGAGGAAATGCCCTATTTTGAAGAGTTAAAAATGTTGTTGGAAAATAATTTAGAAGATTTTCAATATCTGTAATTGAATATCCAATAATATTTAAATCTATAGCAACCATTTGAATATTTCTTATGTGAATAATCATGCGAAAGACTTTACGTAAGTGATCAAGGAGAATGACCATATCTTTAATACCAATATAGTATTCATATCTATATGCATAGTTTTGGTTACGTGGGTCAGTTAAATCTGGTACTAATCTATGTTTTTTAATTTGAAATTTATCTTCAAATTTACTACTTGATGAAGATGCTGATCTTGAATTTAAAGCTGATTTTTCTCTAGGAGGTGATTTTCGTTTTTTATCAGTACGCTCAGTATATATTTCATATTCAGCAGTATCAATATAATGAAGAATACAATGTAAATTTTTCACAACTTCTTCAATTGCATTTGGGTCAACTGGAAAATAAAGATCATTATCATGTAAACTTGTAAAAAGATTCTCTTTTTGGTCAAGAATACTTTGAATAGTTGCAGTATAATGAAAATATATATCGCTTATTAAATGAAGATATCCAAGCGGATTATTAAAAAATTCAAAACCACAAACTGTTAGTTTTGTTGTAATTTTCTTATATATTGGTAATAATTCTTGTATTTTTTTAATTCGTTTACAGATTTCTTTAACTTCTGGATTTGTTTTTTTAGCTCCAGAGATAAGAATATTTTGTTTCATTTTATCACATGCGATAACCATTGGACCATAAAGAACCGCATCTTTTTCATAATCTTCTAATATCTTTGTCTCATATTCATTATATGTATATTGTTTTGGTTTTATATTTTTACCAGAAATTACATTAATGATATCATTATATATTTTTTCTAAAGATAGCATATATGTTGAATATGAATTTATATTAAAACTATATTTATCTAAAGGTACAAGTGTCCATGCATTATTCAGTTGATTTAAGAGTGGTTCATATTTACTATTTAATCCACCGAATGTGAATCCTGCTTCTTTAAGTAATTTTTCACTCATTTCAAAACATTCTTTTAATGCATAGTAATAGTTTAATAATTTTAGAATTTTTTGTTGAATAGGATTTGTTAAATTATGTAAAATCATATGAATAAGTTCAGGTGTAATTGTTGGTATATTTGAATTAAATGAACTAAATATTGAATACAATCTATTATCATAAATCGTAAGACTATTTGTTAATGTTTTTGTAATTTGAATTGGTTCATTATTTGGTCCACGTAATTTATTTAATTGAATTTCTTTCATAGCATCTTTTAAATACGGGAAAATAGTGTCTTGAAAATATATATGTCTATATGGCATTGCACCACCTCCACCTGGTACAGCTTTTGAAGAGTATTCTTTATAAATTCTTTCAATTTCAACATCTATTTGCTCATCTGTCATTTCTTGAGAAAATATTGTTAATTTATTTTTAAGACTATATTTGATAAGTTTTTTTTGTTCAGATTCACTTAAAGATGAAAATACGTTGTTATAAATTACAGATGGATATGCATTAAAAATAGACACTATAGTATCTTCTAAATTTTCACTAAGTAAATTATAAATATCTAAATATATTTGTTGATATACTGATTCATTATCCCAATAACTTATATTTTGTTTAGCTACACGACAAGGAAATATAAATAGTTTTTGCCGTATTTTATATGCTTCTTTTATATATCCATTTTTTTCTTTTGCATAATCACTCTGTAATGCTTTATTAATATCATTATTTTTGTATATAATTTGTTGTAATTCGTGTGCATATGGTATTATATCTTTATTTACATGTACTTTATCACCATCCATGGAAAATAATTTTAATTTTGAAATTTGTTTTAATTTTTTGACAATTTTTTCACGAATTTTTGTAGCTACTTCTGCCGATAAATTTACCACTTGTTCGAGTGGTTTAAATTTTAATTCTGGATCAGCGATTAATTCATTTGATGTAATAAATGCTGGATGTCCAACCGAGCCAGTGTCATCATCATATTCTGGTGGATCATCGTCATGTTCCATGTCAGGTGCATAATAATATGTATCAAATGCTTCTTCTGAAAGGTCTTCTAATCCTTGCCATTTTAAATGAGAAATTTGTTCTTCATTATTAAAATCTGGTTTAATACGTTTATATTCTCTTAGATTAGTATTTTTAAGTTGTGCCATTGTTATTCTTTCTTCAGGTTTATACACTGGAATCTTTACTTTGCCATTTGTATCAAAAACGGGACTACCTTTTGCACTTGTACTTGAACTTGAAGAAGAATGTGCTTTTACATTTATTGTAGGCGATGATGATGAGAATTTAGCGGGTTCGTCTAAAGCATTTTTCATAACTGTAAAATTATAAAGACGTCTTTCAGGTGATGTAGACATAGTTCAATTTGCAGACGCAATCTATAAAATAATAATATTATATTAATTATAATAAGTCTATAATTATAAATACTATGACTGATATATTAAATCAATCTCTCTTCATTTGTTATTCAACACCAAATTATGCTGAGATGACAAAGTTATTTCTTAAATCACTCAATAATATTGGCGTTGTTTCAAATATAGATCATAAAATAGACTACCCAGATAGTTCTCTTATGACAACTTCTGGATTTAGAACACCATTATGGTATCATTGTATTGAACAGAAATTAATTCATTTAGTAAATACTTTAAAAATTAAAAAATCAGTATCTACTATTAAATATTTTATATCAACTGATTGTGATATTATTTTCATTCAAAAAAATATTGCAGAATGGAAACATTTAGAGTACTACATAAATAGTCAATCAAAAGATATATTTTATATGAGAGAAAGTTCTAAAAATGAAATTAATGGAGGATTTTATATTATTAAAAATAATGCAAATATTGACAAAATAATTACTTTTATAGAAAAAATAATTGAAGAATTACATATTTCGATGAACAATAATGATAAAATTACACAAATACCTTTGGCGGATCAATCTATTATAAATAATTTGAAAGAAACTATTAATTATGGTTATATACCAAATGAATATGTTATATGGGCTACAGATATATATAATGTAAATAAATCATTATTTCATCATGCAGTGTGTACACATAATATTGCAGAAAAAATAGAACAAATTAACTATGTAAAAGATTTTTTCAAGTAAAGATTATTTTTTCATCTCTTTAATCAATATTTTAACTTCGCGTGTACATAAATATCGTCCATTTTCTTGTACACAATATCCATTCGTTTCTTCATGTACTTTATATTTTTTCCCATGAAATGTAAATACACGCTTTACCGGTTTGCTGCCACCAGTTTTAATTATATTTTTTACTATTGTATATAATTCAGTATACAATGTTTTTTGTCCAATAACAGGGTCTTCAATAGTTACTACTGCAAGTTGTGGAAGTAAATCTTCAAAAGTATGTCCTTCATATAAAGTTGTTTCATTATTACCTTCAGAATTTGTATAATCTTCTCTTAAAAAATTAAGTTGTGAAGGTGATAAGTAATGTATTGGTGCTTGTCTTTGTAAAACAGCAGTCTTATTTTTCATATCTTGTGATTCTACATGCCAAGACCAATCATCTGTATCAATATTATATCGTGAAACTTCTGATAAAGGAAGGTGTATTCTTTGTTCTTCAGTATCGTTATTAATAGAAGTGACATTTTCAAAAAGCTCATTTGTAGAATAATTCTTAGCTATATACCAATACTCCTTCTCTTTTAATTTTTTCAAAAGTTCATCAAGAGCTGATGAACTTTTGAAAAAATTAAATACTATATGTTTTATCATCTTGATTTGTACTGTAGACAGTATATACGTATGTATTTACATTTTTCATTTGTTCTAAAATCTCTCTATTATTACTTAAATGTTCTTCAACTGAAGATTCATTAAGAGATGTACTTAATAATGATTGACCAAATTTTAGTAATTCTTGATATGTTTTTATTTCAGATGTCATCCTATAAAGTAGCTACAAAATTAAATACAATATGGACCAATAAAAGGGGACCATACACGATTACGAGATTGCCATATTTTACGTATAGGATGATAGTATTCTAAAGCACGTGATTTAAGAATGTGACCAGAAAAATTTACACGAATCATATAATAGCGTAAATCTTTATTATTTCGAATAAATTTAAGACGCATATCACTTAAGTGTGTTATCAAAGCATATGGTGCATTACAAATACGAGGGTAATGAGGTGCACGTGGTTTTTTACTTAGATAACTATCTATTGTAATATCTTTAAATTGAAAAATCCAATAAATGTAATCATCAAGTTTATCTCTGCGCTCATCTAAATTACTATAATCCATTGGTAAACACGAATTTAAAAATTCAACAATCGGATCTGGTTTAGGTGCATTTTTTAATACATATTCTCTTATTTCATCGCGACGGTGTTCAAGCATTTCATTGACACTGCATGCGTATACCATAAAGTCTTTAATCCATATATCACGGTTTGACAAATACTCTCTATATTCTTTATCATAATTTGATTGTAAAGTTTTCATTGTACTATATATATCCATTGACATATCACATAAATTGAGTGATGGATTTTTAATTTCTATTGGAATAACTTCAACAGTTATATGTTTTAAATATTCTTTCTTCCATTTATGTGTGTTATTTTCAGCACGAATATATTTATATGTATTTTCTAATGCTTTATGAATAATATCAGTATTTAATTCACCAATATATGGTATTCCAGTTACTTCTCCAAAATCATTAATTCCAATAGATAATAGTCCAGTTTTAATATCACAATTACTAAATGCTGATGCATATCGAGGAACATAAAATGCAAAATAATGTAATATATTATCGTTTATGATAGTATTAAAATCAATTGGTAATTTGCCACTAATTATAATTTTTTCTAAATCTTCATATTCATAGTAATTAAATACATTGAGTTTTAAACAGAATTCTTTGTACTCATGTTCTAATGTTTCATTATGTGAAAGTTGTTCACCTAGATATACCATTTTGTTTAGTTTTCATACAGTCTTAAAAGTACCTACATTATAAAGTTTACAAATTTTTAAATAGTGTGTATTTTATATTAATTTATTTTTCATTCATGAATATAGACAACACTATGGGCATATTTGTACCAGAAGTTATAACTCCTTCAGGTTTTACACTTACAAATGTATATATGAGCTTCTTTAATCAACCAATGTATTTAATTCCACTTGGTGGGAATTTGTGTAGAGTAAGTGCCACTTACAAAATTTGGGTAAATGAAACGAAAACTCCTGATTCTTCTATGAAATTTCCACTTGTTTTAGATAATGTTTCCACTGATAATTTATTTCCTAGCTTATATAATGCACTAAAAACTCAATATCCTGGTGCAACTGATATTATTACAAACGATATATCAGTATAAAATTTATATTTGATTAATTTTTTCCCCTTTTATAACTGGCATATTTGAAGATAATACACTTTGATAGTTGTGCTTATAATTAAAACTACACATATGATTTTCAGGAAATTTATGTATTGAACAAAATATGTATGTACATTTGCATTTATTGGTAATACTTTGTAGTGTTGTTATATTTTTATCACAAATATAACATGCCACAGTTTTATTTTTGTTCATACTATTTTCAAAAAAGAATAAAAATTGATTTTGTTTTTATCAGTAATTTGAAAACGATATAAAGGTTATCATTCTTATTACAACAAGTAAGATATAAAAATCTCTAAAATCACAAATGGCTGAAAGAAATGTGGTTCTTGCAAAAAATGTGGATGTATCCAAGTTTAAGTATTCTGCACCCCGAACACTTGAAAATCAGTCTAAGTCTGTGTATTTGAATTACGAAGGTTCTCCTCTTACTATTCAAACTCCTCTCCTGCGGCTCCCCTATGGTATTGGTGATTGGAACGAAAAAAATATTAAGGATGACAAGGAAGCCGATAATAAAATAAAAAAGTATGACCTTAACTTCTCCTTTGATGGACACGACAATAACCCAAAAGTAAAGGAGCTTCTTGATAAGATGCTCGAAATTGAAAAGAAAATTATTGATGATGCATTTGAGAATCGCCTCATTTGGCTTGAGGATGATTATGATGGAATTAAGAGTGTCGTTGGAAAACTGTTCACTCCAATTGTTAAGTATGACAAAGACAAGGTTACTAAGAAGCCAACTGGCAAGTATCCTCCAACTGTGAAGTGTAAGCTTCCATATGATACTGGAATCGATACCTTCCGGTTCGTTTCTCAGGATATGAATGGTGATGAGATTGATTTCAAGACTATCATGCGGTCTCTCAAGGGTGCTAAAGCTCGTCTAATTATTCAGTTATCTAGCATCTGGATTGCAGGTGGTCGCTTTGGATGTATCTGGAAGATTGTTCGCGGTCGTTTCGAGGTAACTAAGCCATCAGCAGTTGATTTCATCGAAGACTCTGATGTTGAAATCGAAGATGATGCAGATGAAAGTACAGATGTTGCGAGTAAAGTCGCTGTACTGACTGGTACAGTTGAAAAGACTGTACTTACATCTGTACCAGATAGCGATGAGGATGTTGAGGAGGAGATTGCTGAAGAGGAGGAGGACAGTGAAGATGAGGCGCCTCCTCCGCCACCCCCTCCTCCTACAAAGAAGAAGACTACCAAGAAGTAAAAGAAAAAATTTTTTAAAAATAAATAAAATATATTTTGTAATTTTTTATTCAATACAAATCTCTTTTGTATGAGTAGTAGATAGGTTCCATGTTGAACTTTGTATTAAATATACTTTCTATAATTATTCTAGGACTATTATTTTATTATGCCATAAAATATCTGCAACACGAAGGCTTTGTTAATTATCCTTCACCACCTGTTACCTTTTTAACTGAGAGAGAAACAGAAAAATTTTTAAGAGATGATCCTGATGAATATATACATACATTAAATCAATGGGATTTAATTGCACGTAAGGTTGAAACATTTCAAGATTATATTAGCAAAATTTCAAAAGCACCATTATCTTTCTCAGATGACCAAAAAACCCATATTAAAAAAGCTGCAAAAGATGCTGATACATTTTTCAGTGAACTTTCAATTGATGGTATTGATTGTGAAGAAATACAACTTATACCATGGATTGTTGCACTTACACATGAGAAAGAATATGAAGAAGGATTACCTCATACACGTGCAAATATAATTTTCTTATCATCTTCATTAAATTATACTCATAAATCTCTTGTAAAAACACTCATTCATGAAAAAGTGCATATATATCAACGACTTTTTGCACAACATATGATGGCATTTATGCAACATAATGGGTATAGTTATTTCAAAAAACGTTCAGGTGTTCCACGTCTTCGTAGTAATCCAGACCTTGATGAGTGGATTTATTTTAATCCACAAAACAAAAAACCAATGGCATTTTATTATGTTTCCGATAATCCACAAAATATAAACGACCTTCAAGAACATTCTGGTGAATATGAACATCCATATGAAGAAATAGCTTACAAAATTGCTGAAAAATATAAATCATAATTAGACTGTTAAAATAGTACAACCTTCTGATGCAGTTGGTTCTTCAAAATTTTTTTTATATAAATTATAAGCAATTCGTGGTATAACTTTTTTTTTTGGACGTTTTTGATTTCTTGCCATAGATTCTTCCATAGATGTAGCTACATGAATATATCTTATAGGAAGTTTCCATTTATTAGCAAATTCAATATATTCTGCGCGTTTTTTTCTTGATGGATTTGTTGCATCAAATACGATTGAATGTGTTTTTTCTTTTTCTAATAATTCATTTGCATGTTTAATCATTTTAATAGATGTTTTTAATTCATCCCCCGATATTATAGCATATCCACCTGCAGCAAATATATCGTTTACAATAGTTGATTTACCAGAACCAGGATAACCTATCATAATTATAACTTCTTGATTTTTCGAAGTCTCAACTAAAATTTTTTTTGGAGATTTCGATTCATAAAGAAAGATATCTTCTGGAGGTTTAATTATCTCAAAACCTGCTCTTTCTGCAAAAATACGATCACTATCACTCCAATCTCCAGGTCTACCTAATGCGTCTCCTATGAAAAAAGATTTTTTAATATCCCATTTCCAAGATATAGCAGCTTCAAATAAACTACGTGAAGGTTTTTGGTCTTCTTTTTCCATACCAATTGCGATAAGTATTGGTACACCAATAGTTGCTAGCGCTATTTTTATTTGATCACATTTCCATTTTTTTGTCTGATTTGTAAAAAGTACAATAGAAAATTTTGATTCATATAATTTTTTAATAGTTGATATAACTGCATTATTTAACCATGTCCAGTCTTCAAGATTTTTTGGAAAAGTACCACCAGATGCTGGTTTTACAAGTGTCCAATCGTAATCAAATGCTGCAATTTTTTTCCGTGCACGAAATGAGCCAAGTTTTATTATAATTGGTGCCATTCTATTATGAATTCATTTTATTTTTACATCAAATCATTTTTTATATCTATTTAAAGCTATATTTATTTTTTCTTTTATATACCAAATTATGTCTCTTTATGTACCAACTGAGGATGATATTGAAGCAGTAAAATACCAAGTACCAGATTCAATATCTGTTGATGTTATTCGTGCAACACTTGTATTATGTAAAGGTGATATTACAGAAAGCATATTGAATATTATAACTGATGATGATGACGAGTATCTACCAAAAGAGCCTCCTATAAAAAGAAAATATCCAAAACAAGAAGTTGAAGATTGGAATGTATTTTATAAAGATTTAGATAAATATAATATTGAAAATAATATTGATCGTATAAAACCAGAACAAAATAGCCTGAACCAATCAAGAATGGAAGGTATTACTGGAAATATTGAAATTGAAGAAAAAAGTACTTAAGAAATCTAGAGTAACATTATAGAATGACCGAATTAACTGTTACTGATTCTAAAATGAGCGCAAATATTTTAGAAATTCAAACAATTCAATCATCAACATTTAAACAAATTATTGATGCATTAAAAGAAATTCTTATGGATGTCAATCTTGAATTTGATAACACTGGAATGAAAATTGTTGCACTCGATAATACACACGTCGTACTTGTTCATCTTAAAATGGATGCTGAGAAATTTGAAAAATATTATTGTGAAAAGAAGATGTACGTTGGTATCAATATGTTAAAATTACATTTACTTATTAAAACTATTAGCAATAATGATGTACTTACACTTTTTGTAGAAAGAAATGACCCAAATCATCTTGGTATTAAAATTGATAATCAAGACAAAAATATTCATACAATGTACAAATTGTCTATGCTTGATATCGATGTCTTAAATATTCAAATTCCTCCAGCTGATTTTCAAACAGTTATTACAATGCCATCAGTTGATTTTCAAAAAATAATTCGTGATATGCATAATCTTGCAGATTATATTGAAATACGTAATGTTGGTAATCAACTTACATTCAGTTGTAAAGGTGATTTCTGTACTCAAGAAACAACTATAGGAAGTGAAAAGAACCCTGGTATCCAAATTTCAAAAAATGCTGGAAATGACCACGAAATTATTCAAGGTGTATATAGCTTAAAGTATTTAACAACATTTACTAAATGTACTAATTTAAGCAATGTTGTTGAACTTTACATTAAAAACACATATCCTCTTGTTCTCAGTTATCAAGTTGCAAATCTTGGAATTGTTAAATGTGCACTTGCGCAACAAGATCAAGGTGTTTAATAGAAAAATTGATTTCTTTTCATAATAAAAATGGCACTATTACAATAATGGCAAAAATGTACACTGATACTTGGGTTATTCCTTCTAAAGATGAGCGAATATGCACTGAAAAAGAAGTTGGAAATCTTAAAATAAATGATGGATGTAAGATTAAAAACACTCTTGGTGAAAGATTCTGGGTTATTCTTATTGAAAAAGCATCAAATGGTCTATATATTGGAAAAGTAAATAACGAACTTATTCTTCCATCTCCTTATAACTTTGGTGATAAAGTATCATTCTATCCAAGTGATGTATGGGATGTAATGACAGATACTAGACGCGATATCGATAAAATAAAAATAATTGATAAAATTATGGCATTTTATGTTGAATATGGGCGACGTCCAACATATGATGAAATGATACAAATGAATACGCATATATATATTCGACCTACGTAATTTAGGTACATTAAAAGATTATAAATAACATTATAATGAAGAATAAAAGAGCATGAACAAAAATACCTTTTGGTGTTGAAAATCCTTCATTATTAACTATATCTATTGGGGAAGACATTATATATTGAGATGCTTTATGAGTTAATTTATAAAATACTGGTTGTGATAAAATAATAAAACAAATAGTTGATAATAAAACAAATCTAAATAAAGCTCCTTTAGATTTATCTTGTAAAGTATTTTCATCTCTTTTTTTTTGATTATTATATGGGTCTTCAAATACTGAATTATATTTTAATACACCATCACTTTGTGTAGCAAGACCAATTAAACTTGGCGGTTGTTCAATATTCATATCTATTAGAATAATTAGACAAAAATAAGCTGCAAATTTCTGTGCGTTTCATTTAATAAACATATAATTTTTTAGGTGCAGTAAGAGCTATTCCATTAAAATCACAGGCACCTGCAATAGTATATGCGCCCATATTTTTCCATTCTATCCAATCTCCACACGACATTTTTGGCAAGATATAATTATCTACAATTTTATCAAATCCATCACATGTTGGTCCCCATAATGTTGATTTTATTTCATTTATAGCTCCTTCATTAT